CCTTTGCTAAGTCATTAACTTCTTCTGAATTTTTAAGTAAATTGTAATTACCTAACTCAGTCTCCCGTCCTCTTGCTCTTGTACGCTGTTGATCAATAAGATTGATCTGCATTTCCGACAGGTATCTTTCACCAGCTTCTATGATCGTACTTTTAAACTTACCGTCAGCAGTTTCCTCAGCAGTAGATGCAACAAAGTTACTCATTTGCTTTGCAAACTCTGCAGGACTACGCTTGTATTTAGAACCTAACTCTTGTGCTTTTAACCTTAAACGATTCTGCGCATCGTCCATAAACCTAGCATCAACAACTTTTTCATAGGCTCTACGCGCTATACTGCCAAAACCTGCAGGTGCACCGACAGGCTCTCTTTTGTTTGTTTCTGGATTAATGCCTGTAATTTGATCAACTTCTAAAGCTAGGCCAGCCTCACGCCCAGTTTCCTCGGCAATGGTTTGCCCTTCTCTAAAGGCAATAGAAGTCAACTGATCGGCACCAGCCTTAACTGTTTTCCACAAGTCTGCTTCGCCTGTGTCCATGCGAGTGACACCGATTGGCTTGCTAAAAACCTGTTGTCTCTGACGAATTACAGCCATTTAATAAGCCCTTCTATATTTTCCACTGTAGGATATGCTAGGCTTTGATTGTTTAACTGTTGGTGTACTTGGATCACCTGTACCAATTTTAGCCGCTCTATAGCCACCTTCCGCAATAGATTGAGCAGCGCCAAGATAACCAGCAGTCAAAGCGTTGCGTCCACGTTGACGTTCTGCGCCAGCCATAGCCGCTACACTCTGCGCCCTCATGTTAGTATCGGATGCCAACCTAGCAATATCTGTACTGTAGACTTCTTCCTGTCGTTCCATAAATGCGCGTACACTTCTATCCGTTACATCCCTGCCAGCAAAAGCAAAGAAAGCATCATTAGCTGATACTGACATTGCATAGTCTTGAGCCATAGCCGTTGCATTTTGAGTTGCCTCAATGCGACCTAGCTCCATATCTCGTTCCATCTGCGCTGCATTAAACTGAGCTTCTTTCTTTGCTTCTTTACCAGCCCTAACAGAACTATAAGCAGATATTGCTGTACTTGCTACAATCGCTGCCGCTACATAACTCATGCTATTGCCTCCGCAAATTCAGACTCAAAGAACTTTATATCACTGCCGCTATGATCTAGCTTATCTACAAACATATTTTCCAACACATCTAAGTCTGTTTCTTCTGTTGCAAATACATTCTGCACTATAGCGTCCTCAATTATAAACGCTGCCTTGCGCCCGACATCAGCCAAGAAAGTACAAGGCGCTTTAACCCTACTAACCTTACCGCCATTGTGAACCAGCATTTCGCCTTGAAGCATAATGGTTATATGCTTTTCTTTGTGAGCATGACCAAGAACCAATGTACCTGCTGGCAAAAACACCTCACGGATATAAACGCCAGAACCAAAGTGATGCTTAACAGGACAGTGTACCTGCTCAACCTCAAGCATTTCGCACTCAAGAGAATCAAAGTCTGTGTGTAATGATAAGTCCTTCAAAACACTAACTCCGCTATTAAGCCATTAACCTGTAGAGGTAACGGCGCTGATTGACTAATAGTTACTTGTGGTGTCCGGCCATAACCCATCAATCTAAATTCTTTGCGTCCTGTAACTGCAGTTTGTTCCTGAGATAAGTCATCTGTAACCTGACGAATAACTAAGTTAGTGCCATTAACACTAATTGATAACGTAGAGTTAAGATCAACAATCACACTGGCAAGACTTCTAATTTTACCACTGACAGGGCCAGCTTGAGTATTAGTATCTATAGGATTGGTCTTAAGAGTAACGTCAAACTTATAACCAATCTCTGCAGTGTTTAATCCCTCTACAGCACTGACATCAATATTGCCGCCAGAAACAGTAAACTCACCAATATAGTTATTACCGCTAACAACATTAACAACAGCACCGTTTTCAAAGTCTGATGAAACAGTGAAGATTCCATTGTTCGTACTTGTCGCGGTATAGGTCTTGGACATATCCATGTTAGAATCTGCTTTAAGTTCACAGAGTACATACCTCGTTGTATCGTTCCCCATCGGGAAGGCCACGTTAGCAAACACACGATCATCTATAGTAACTGTAGAGTGAAACAATCCTTGGCTAGTAAACTCAGCCCAACCAGCACGTTGCTCTGCTCTGTTAGAATTAAACACAGCCATCTTGCCCGATGCGTTTCTAACAAAGACATAACTTTCAGAACGATCTACGGCACCGTAAAAGGTATTCATTTCTACAGGATTGTCTATCAAATGAGAAGACAAAGAAGACACAGGAACAGCAGTGTAGGCTTCCTCTGAATCTGTAAACAAATACTCACGCACAATAGAGCCACCAGCTTGCACAAAGATAGTAGCACCATCCAAAACTTGTGGACGTATAGAGTCGCTACCAAACGGTGTCTGTCTTCTAACCTGTGCGTTAGTAGGCGTAATAGGTTTGTCTTGGAATGCAGGTACATACATTTCAGAAGATGCAGTAAACACCTGTAAGTCCCTATTAGAAACCAAGTGCCTAATCTGCTGGACCTCCCCAATGCTTGCAGTCAAATGTATTGAGTCACTGTCGTTAGCATCACCAACATCAAAGTTATAATAGGATGCAGACTTAGACATCCAGATAGTATCTGGTTGTGCTATTGTACCAGCAAAGCAAAGTCTATTCTGATGAAAGGTAATAGCAGATGGAAAGCCTCTAAGACTAGAGTATGATTGCTCTGCCCAATCTGTAGTAGGTGCAGCAGACGTTACCTTGGGAGAACCGCCCCCATCTACAGAAGCATTAGCAGAACCACCCGCCGTAAACGTATAGCTATTATCATCGGTTATGCCTGTAATAACTCTAGCACCGTTAAGATTGCTAGTAGAAATATTACCCACAGCAGCACATTCGGATAGTGTGACAGAATCTCCAACCCTCATACCATGATTAACATGTGTTACTTCTACTGTAGATGAACCATCAATAGTTCTAAGTGCGTTAGCTTTAAGTTGCACAAACAAACTATCCAGCACAGTACCAGTAGCCTGAGTCCCAGACTGCACAGAAGTAATAAGTATTTCCGACTTATGATAAAGTAAAGTTACCCCAACATGCTTTGAGTTTGCATAGTTGCCACCAGATTGACTACCCGTAGTATCAAAGTAAGGCACAGCAGCCTTGTCAGTAACGCCAGCTTTTACTGTTCCAGCGGGATCACCAACAGAAGCAATCTGTGTAATAGTCTTAAAGAACTTAGTGCCAGTAGCAACACCAGCATTTGCGCCAGTAATACTTTCAGTCTGAGCATCACCATCTACGTTTGTGCCAGTTACAGTAAATGATATACCACTGTCATTACCGCCAGATGTAATAGTAACCAGCCTACCGTACACAAACGTAACCGAGCCACTAGATGCCAGTGCGCCCCCAAGAACTAAGTTAGCATTGTTGGCTACCTGCGCTGATACAGAAATGCCATCATCATCTACCTCTGCGCTAAACTCACCAATGGTTAAAGTAACACTACTACTTGTTCCGCTAGGCGTTAAAGATACACCCGCATTGTGAAAGTTATAGTATGGCTGGTAAATCTTTTCCTTGTCAGACCGAGTATCAAACGTAAATGTTTCTACTTGGAATGCGGTAAGGCTTGTTCTTACAATCTGCCTTGGCATAAACAAAGGATGGCACACAAACAGTACATCACCCAATTGAGCAAAGGTGTATTCATGCAAGTAAGTATCAGAGAAAGGTAACGCTGCGCTATCAACATCAGCAGTAAGTGTAGCTGTTAATGATACTGCGCCAGTAGACGGGTCAATAATAAACACCCGCACCTTAGCATTCTCCATAGAAACTATGTATTGCTCGTCATCCGAAAAGATAAACGGCATTAACCTAGCTTGCTGCGTCTTGGCAGAGTTGTATGTTATGTCAGTGTACTTGTATAAATTCTGCAAGCCAGCGCGTTTAATAACCCCACCCTCGGAGCGAATAAACATATTCTCTACTCTCTGAGCAGACGCCGTATAAACAGCAGTATCGGTTCGGGATGACAACGAAGGACTAACCTCACCGAATTGGAAGTTAGTTATCGGAACCTGTACCTTCTGCATTAGCTGCGCCTATTACTAATAAATCTTGATGTGTCCAGCCTACGTGTTGTTTGCGATTGTGAATCAAGACCTCTGGCTTTTGCCATAAGCATTGCGCCCTTTTGATCCATAAGCTGAGAAAGACTACCATCACGCGCTAGTGATACTGCAAATACAGATGCCAACTGAAACTGAACAGCCATTGTAAAGTAAGAAGGCCAATACTCTTCGGTAACTCTGTATGTATAATCTGCCACTACTTCATCAGAAGCATCGGCATCACAGAATAGATTGTCACTGTAGGTTTGAAACTCAATGTTAAATCCATTTACTGTTAGGGCGTGGATCATAAGTGAGTTGTTTGGCATTTGATATGCTGCTTCATATCTGCCAGTAGGTGCATCGCTAAGTCGGTTCAGTACAAGTTGATCCGTTGCAAAGCGCCACCGTGTATTAACTAAAGCTGATTGGGCTACATCCTCATACATATTAGAAGCAACAAGTGCTTCATTGTTTCCATCATCAAATGACGTAATAGGCTCGGCACCAATAAGAATTAGTGCGCGGCTACAAATGTCAATCGGGCTGTCGGATGCTGTGCTTACCATACTTAGTGGTTAGGGGGCCGAAGCCCCCTCTCCTTAATCGCTGTCTGTTTCAACAACGGCTGTGCCATCAGACACATCCACCACTGAACCAGTGTTAGAAAGTACAGTTACAAAATTAGTAGTTGGTACATTTGTATCCTGCACAATAATCAGATCACGAACATTTAGCATTGCTGCTGCAGTATTAAAGTAACCTGATGTGTTGACTGTCGCAATCGCGTCTGCGGTGCGATACATCCAAAGGGCAGCGCCACTAGCGCCCCCAATGCGATGTAGTCCTGCTGCGTCATAAGCCATGATGAAGTCCTTTCTTAAGAGTTGTTATCAAGAACTTCATAAATGCCGTTGGCGTCAATAGCGACTGCGCCCATAGACATCATGGAGTTTGCAAGGTGAGATGCTTTCTCAGCAACATAATTAACCTCAGTAGCAACTTCTGCGTTAATACCAAGACCAACTGCCGATGTATGATAAGCCATATTCTTACCCGCTGTAACAGCAGAGGTAGAGAATACTTTAAAGCCCATAAATTCCTTCATGGTCATACCACCAGCAAACGGCAGATTCTGCTCTCCAACAAAGTCGGATGATGCAAACTGAGTAATTGCAAAGAGATCGGCGTACCCTTTAGGGTGCATCGCTAAATAACGCTGCCCGTCTTCTGGCACATCAGCAACGCCCATAGTTTCAAACAATGATAGAATGTCAGCAATTTCAATAGCCGAACTTGTATCATGGATTTGAGTACTACTAGCGCCAGCATCCATAGCTGTGTAGATAAGCTCGTCAGTCTTACGACCAAGAGCCGCAGCGGCAGATTGAGCAACAGCTTGACGCTCGTTGATGTTAGTCTTCAACTCGTCCAGCTTGTCAATATACTCAGGAGCATAGAAATCGCTCATGGTTGCTTCAACGGTTGTGTGCGCCAGTTCCATAGGAGTGACATTACCGTTGCGTGATTTAGTAGTGGCAACGCCAGCACCAATCTTTTGAAAACGAACAACAGACGCAGTAGCGTTTGCAGTACGAACAGTGTTCCGCAGCTTAGAACCCATGCGTTGATATGCTAGGTGCACATCGGATTCAAACTGCTTGATGAAG